TGTTGGAAGATACCCAGTGGAGAGTCAACAACCTTTGTTGGTTGGAATCCTATGTGTATCCCTACCATGGATTACATAGTATGGAAACTAAAACGTCGTGAACAAATTGCTAAAGGAGAAATTTATTAATGGACTATAAAACTTCTGGAGTTGATATTATCAAAGGCAGATCTTTTGTGGAGTACATTAAGGTACTGGCACCTAAGATTGACGGTGGGTTCAGTGGAATGATGGAAGTGCCATCAGGATATGAGAATCCTGTACTAGTATCCGGTACTGATGGTGTCGGAACTAAAATGAATATCTGTAGGATTGCCCGTGATTACACCACTATTGGCCAAGATCTCGTTGCTATGTGCGTCAATGATGTTATATGTTCTGGTGCTAAACCATTATATTTTCTAGACTATATCTCTACCAAAACACTTGATGCTAATGTAAGTGACATTGTGTATGGGATTAATGTTGGTTGTACAATGGCGGGGATGGAACTGATTGGTGGTGAAACAGCAGAGCATTTTAGAACAAATGACTATGACCTTGCTGGTTTCTGTACTGGTATTGTGGAGAAGAATCAGATTGTTAATGGTAGTAATATCCGAGCAGGTGATGTAGTCATCGGTATTGAGAGTAATGGACTTCATAGTAATGGATACACACTGATCAATGATATGCTGTGGCGAAATTATATTTACTATAAGGAGATGCCTGAGTTGTTGAGACCTACCACCATCTATGCTCGTCTGATCCAGCACCTGTTGGATGAAGTTCCTATCCTAGGCATGGCCCATATTACTGGAGGAGGACTCCCTGAGAACCTCCCACGATGTCTTCCAATGGGTCTTACAGTTGATGTTGACTACGATGCTTGGGAACGACCAGAAATGTTCAATAAGATCCAGGAGGCAGGAGAGATTGCTGAGGATGAGATGCGTAATGTATTCAATCTTGGTATTGGATTCTGTTTAGTTGTTCCAAAAGAAGTAGCAACATTAACTCAAACTTTGATTGCCGATACTCCATTTGGTATGAGATCATGGATTATTGGAGAAGTAAATGATGGATCTAGACGGTCAAATTAAACTAGGACACCTTCTTTTACAAGATAGAAAATGTAGAACATGTGGAAAAATTAAAAATTTAGTTGATGGGTTTTACCGAACAAGAAAAGATAGAGGTGCTGTCGCTTCATCATATTCATACGAATGTAAAGAATGTTGTAAAAAGAGAGTAAAAAAAATTTCTGATAGATGGGAATATCCAGATTGGTAGTTCACGTCATGATTCCCCTGTGAAAACACTTTTTTTGATAAATATTCTTAGACAAACTGAGATTAACGGAGAATCAAAACATGGCGACTCCTCAACTATCTCCCGGTGTATTAGTCAGGGAGGTTGACTTAACAGTAGGGAGAGCTAGTAATGTACTGGATAACATTGGTGCTATTGCCGGACCCTTCCCAATTGGACCTGTAGACGATCCTATTGATGTAACTACTGAACAAGATCTTATCGGAGTTTTCGGTAAGCCACTTTCAACGGATTCGCAATATGAGTATTGGATGAGTGCTTCATCTTATCTCTCGTATGGTGGAGTTCTGAAGGTAGTTAGAACGGACGGTGCTAACCTTAAGAATGCAAATGCTGGTGTTGGAATTGGCAGCACTACAACTCTTAAGATCAAGAACTACGACGATTATATTAACAACTACGACGAAGCAACAAACTACAACTATGCTGCAAAGAACCCAGGTTCTTGGGCAAATGGTTTAAAAGTTTGCACGATTGATAATCTTGCAGACCAAAGAGTTGGTGTTGCAACCACTGCACCAAGTCAATCAGGTGCTACTATTGGTTTCGGTGTCACTGGTCCAATCAGCACTACAATTGCTGGACTTGGAACTACTACCGCTTTTGTAGGGTACTTAAAAGGTATCATTACTGGCATTAACACTGATGCAAATGGTGGAGCAAGTACACTAGATGTTAAGGTTATTTCTCGTGTAGAAACTGTAGGTAGTGGTGCAACTGAAACTAGAATTACCTACGCAGAAGCAAATACTGGCGCTTCATTTGCTGCAGGACAAGCACTGCACTTTGTTAATTCCTCTGGTATTAATAGTACTGGTCTTGGACACAATGTAACGGCAAGCACTGTTACTGACTGGTATGATCAACAAACACTAAGCCTGACCAACAGTACAGTATTCTGGAAGTCACTGGCACCAAAACCAATTGCTAATAACTATTCTAGTTCTAGAAATGGTTATGGTGATGCAATTCACGTTGTGGTTGTTGATGATGAGGGAACAATCAGCGGAATTCAGGGTAACATCCTTGAGAAGCACATCGGTCTTTCTAAAGCAATTGATGCAATTTCTAACGTCAATGCACCACAGAAAGTCTATTATCAAGACTACTTAGCAGATTTCTCAGCAAATCTGTTCGCTGCTGGCAATCCTTCTAACGCAGCAGACGCTTATCACGGCACTGTGCCTAGAGCAGTTGGTTTCACCTCTGTCTCTGGAACAAAGGCATCATCCTTCACTCCTGTAAGCACAGGTGGTGGTCTTTGGGGACAAACTGCACAAGATATAACGTTTAGTGCTCTTGGCAATGTATCTTACGCCCTTGGTGGTGGTACAGACTACTCTGGTGGAATTCCTGCTACAGGAGACAACGGCGGTATGTCAACTTCACTGGGCAATGCAAAATTCATATCAACTCTTTGAGAACAAAGATGAGATTGAAGTTGACTACTTGATCATGGGTCCTGGTATGACCAATGAGCAAGAATCACAAGCAAAAGCAAACTATCTAATCTCTCTTGCAGAAGGAAGAAAAGATTGTATGGCGGTTGTTGGTCCACATAGGGCAAACGTGGTTAACGTAACTAATACCACAACTCAGACTAATAACCTGATTCAGTACTATTCGGTTCTGAATTCTTCATCTTATGCTACATTTGATACTGGTTATAAGTTCACTTATGATCGTTTCAATAACAAATTCCGCTATATTCCAACCAACTCTGACGTTGCTGGGTTAATGGCAAGAACTGCACTTGAGGCATATCCATGGTTCTCACCCGCAGGTGAGCAGCGTGGTGTTATCAACAATGCAATCAAACTTGCATACAACCCAACCAAGGCACAAAGAGATAAGTTATATCCTCTGAGAGTCAATTCTGTTATTACGAAACCTGGAGTTGGAACTTTACTCTTTGGCGATAAGACTGCACTGTCTTATTCATCTGCATTCGATAGAATTAATGTTCGCCGCCTGTTCCTGACAGTTGAGCAAGCACTTGAAAGAGCAGCAGAAGCACAACTCTTTGAACTCAACGATGAGTTGACGAGAGCAAACTTTAGAAACATTGTTGAACCTTATCTCCGCGATGTTCAGGCAAAGAGAGGTCTCTTTGGATTCCTGGTTGTTTGTGATACATCAAACAACACACCTGATGTTATTGATAATAATGAGTTCAGGGCGGATATCTTCCTGAAACCAGCGAAGTCTATTAACTTCATCACACTCTCCTTCGTTGCTACCCGTACAGGGGTCAGTTTTGAAGAAGTAGCTGGTAGAGTTTAATAACATTATCTAAATAACACTAGGAGGATACACTAATGGCAGACAACAAGAGAACGGGTACTAGACCCAATACATCAATCTCTACCTTTAAATCTAAACTGATTGGCGGCGGGGCCCGCCCCAATCTATTTGAGGTTGAGTTGGCAACACTTCCAGAAGCATTTACTGGAACATGGGCAGCAGACGATTTTAAATTTATGTGTAAGGCAGCAGCACTGCCTGCACAGAATATCGCTGCAATCGATGTTCCCTTTAGAGGTAGAACCTTTAAAGTTGCTGGTGATAGAACCATTGATACCTGGACAGTTACCATTATTAATGATGAATCGTTCAACCTAAGAAGAGCGATGGAAGAGTGGACAGAGCAAATTGCTAAGTTAGACAATAACCTTGGAGCTACGAGTCCAGGTTCTTACATGACTAACGCAGTTGTTTATCAACTGGGTCGTGGTTCTACTGCATTCAGTAAGAACAATGATGGCACTGCAAATTCTGTTCTTGCACAGTATGAGTTTGTTGATATTTTTCCAACAAACGTTTCACAAATTGATGTTTCATATGATAGTTCTGATACGATTGAAGAATTCACTGTAGAATTCCAAGTTCAATCTATCAACATCCTGGCACCTGGAATTAGTGCTTCTGCAGCACCTCCAGTTGATGGCTAATAAATAGTCACAGGAAAGTTTAAAACATAAATCATGTCCAAGTTATTTGGGTTCTCTATTGAGGACACAGAACCACTATCTCCTTCAGCGATCTCCCCCGTTCCTCCTAATAATGAGGATGGGGTTGATCATTACGCGAGTAGTGGTTTTTTTGGTTCTTATGTAGACATTGAAGGTGTGTTCAGGACTGAATTTGATTTAATTAAAAGATATCGTGAGATGTCACTTCATCCTGAATGTGATAGTGCCATTGAAGATATTGTAAATGAAGCAATTGTCTCTGATAGTAATGATAGTCCTGTAGAAATTGAGTTATCAAACCTTAATGCCAGTGATGGTATTAAGAATACAATTCGTAAAGAGTTTAAGTATATTCTTGATATGCTGGATTTTGATAAGAAAGCACACGAAATATATCGTAACTGGTACATCGATGGTCGTATTTACTACCACAAAATTATTGATATAAAAGATCCTAGTGCAGGTATCCAAGAATTGCGTTATATTGACGCAATGAAAATGCGCTATATTAGGCAAGAAAAAAAGAAACCTGGAGATAAAGCCAACGTTTTTCAAAGACTGAGAAGTGATAATCCTATGGATTATAATTTTCCAGAGATTGAAGAATACTTCATTTACAATCCAAAATCACAATATCCAATTAGTAATCCATCATCAGCTAGTGGAAGCAATGGAATTAAGATTGCAAAAGATTCTATTACATATTGTACATCTGGTCTTGTAGACAGAAATAAAGGAACAACTCTCTCGTATCTTCATAAGGCAATCAAGTCACTTAATCAATTAAGAATGATTGAGGATTCACTGGTCATTTACAGATTGTCTCGTGCTCCTGAGCGTAGAATTTTCTATATTGATGTTGGCAATCTTCCTAAGCAAAAGGCAGAACAATATCTTCGTGATGTTATGATGAGATATCGTAATAAACTTGTATATGATTCCAGTACTGGTGAGATTCGTGATGACAAAAAACACATGGCAATGCTTGAGGACTTCTGGCTTCCCAGGCGTGAGGGTGGAAGAGGAACAGAAATCACCACTCTTCCTGGCGGACAAAACTTGGGTGA